TTGTTATCCCTTATTTCCGGTTCATTGGCGAGACATGCTACGATGTCGACGTTCTCAAAATGCTTTATAACGAGTTCTTTTTGAAAGAAGATGAAATCGCGGCGAGCTATAAATCGTTTGTCAATTGGTATGTAAATAATGTTATTAATCCGCGAGAAGTACAACTAGCCACCAACGGAGTGCCTGTGGTCGACAGTGATCAACGTATTTATTTGAGCGAATACGGTATCAATACCCAGGAGAATATCAATCAAATTTTTATGAATAGTGAAGTGCGCATACGAGAACAAGCCGTAGAGGAAGAAGAGTACCAACTGCTTACGTATAGATTATCACAAAAGGCTGCTATAAATATTGCAGCGCAACCATTGGTGGAAGAACCTTCTATGCCCGTAACAATGGAAACGATCATGCCACAAAATATTCAAACCGGAATGAAACGTAGCTGGAACGAAAGGGATGAAAACGATGAGACGGTACCAGTAGAAGAACCAATGATCAAGAAGCCGTTGTTGGCATTTGGTGGTAATGTCAGTAAAAAGCACCGAAAATATGCCACTCGGAGCAAGCATCACGGGAAAGCGAAGACGAGTAAAAAATCTCGCAAAAATAGGAGAACCCGTCGTAAGAAATGACGTGGAGCGATTGGGTCAAGAAGTTATTTATAACTTCCACAACTAAACAATATAAAAATGTTTCTTTTACATTGTTCAAAGGCACACTCGCAGTCATGAACATACACAACAAGATTATACACTGTATTGAGAACCAGGAGCCCATTACATTTGTTAAGTACGGAGACGGCGAGCATAACTGCATGATCGGTCAACCGGGGGCGAACTGCGATAGGGATAATTTTACGGCCAAAAAGAGAAACCATCTGATTGACTCGCTCATTTATTTCAACCAGTTTGATACGGTGTATATTGGGAAATGGCATTGCGTGGAAGTTTACGATCATATCGAACAAAATTTATTGCCTGGTTCCAAGGTGAATTGGGCAAATTACCATTCGTTGCTGTTCGATAACGATGATGCCGAGAACGGGTTTCAAGATAAGATTGCCATATGTCGAGCGATCAAGGCGTCCAAAATGAAGAAAATCATCGTGTGTAACGAACTGTTGGTCAAGGCCCTATCGCTTCTTAACATAAATATCAGTATTCGAGTTCCGCTGCATAATTGGTATGATACCCATCTTGATGAGATCAAGCAGCATATTATAAACAATGTCAAGGAAGGTGAGACTCTCATGTTGATCACTTGTGCGGGGATGGGTTCCAAGTGTTTGATCGGGGACATCCATAGAATCTATCCCAACGGCATTTATCTCGATTACGGGTCGGGGCTCGATTTCATATGCACCAAACGGGACAGCCGCGGTTGGAATTACAGTTACGATGCGTTGTATAATGCATTTTTACCGTTGCTTCCGGAAGACTGGAATGATCCCAAGTACGACGAGATTTATAATATAGCGAGGGTACATATGGGAACCCATTTGCCCAAGTGAGAATATTTATTTTTCCACATAAGTGCCAGATACCGAAATGTATCCACTGACGCCCATTCTATGTAAATAGTACCGTTGTCTGATATCGAGACTGTTAACGAATGCTGCGAATATTGCCTCGTAACTCGCGCATCTAGCGAAACGGTATTCGCACTTTTTCAAGTACTCTAACCAAGCCAGTGAATGGGTGTATGTCAATTTATATAGAGAGGCAAGCATATTATTTTTGTCGTCATCGTTAGGACACGTACAAGAGTAGGAATTGTCAAAAATGTCGTAGAAAAAATTCTTGTTCAACCAATAGCGGCCGCTAATTTTGAAAAGGTTGTCGTATTTGATGTTATTGTCGGCTAATTGTTGTAAGGCCAGTATCGTCATGGTGCCTTCACCCATGGCCTTGGACGGGGTGAACATCCGTTTGATCAAGGCCTGATTTTGGGTTTCGTATATATTTAAAAAATAGTGGACATTATTGATCAATAATTCGCGCTCGGCGTCGGTCAACTGAGAACATTCCACTAAGAAAATACGGTTATCGGGTATATTTTGGCGTACAGTTATAATGGTATTTTTCAATTGTTCGAACCGTTGTTCTCGGGTAAAAACACTCCGTGTAGCTGTATAGGATAGGGGGGTATTGGGGGGGTCGATGACCGAGGTGATTAGGGTAAGGTTTTTCATAGGTGTAGTGAGTATGTAGAGATACCCCCTGTATTTTTTATATTAGTGAGTAATAAAAATATAAAAAACTGTCCGACTAACTAGTATTATGAAGGTACTATTTATCGATAATTGGATACATCCTAAAAATAAGCGTGCACTGGAGCTGTATAAGAACATCCAATTTTATATGGTAAGCCTGCAAAACATAGGTGGTATTGATTTGTCGATGTACGATGGGGTGTACAGCTCGTCCGAGCCCGTCGATGTGGCGAAATACCCCGGAATAAAATGGGTTTTTGGACCGCATTTCAGTGTGTTCCCTGACCAGAAATTGTTACCTATTCGGTCGCCGAATTGTTCGTATATACTCCCGTCGGCCTGGACGGTAACGTTGTGGGAAAGTTCGGAAATATGTAGAGGGGTTCGATTGGAAAATGTGCCGTTTGCGGTGGAGGTGGATAAATTCTGTGAAACCGTACCGATTTACGGGCGTGACAAGGTATTTGTTTATTATAAAAGCCGTGACCCGGCGGAACTGCGGTTTTTGGAGACGGTGCTGGCGGCGAATGGTATCAACTATAAGCTATTTCATTACGAACAGAAGTATGACGAAAAGGAATATTTGGCTTGCTTGCAAGAGGCGAAATTCGGGATATGGTTAGGTCGCCACGAGAGCCAGGGGTTTGCTTTGGAAGAGGCCTTGTCGTGTAATGTCCCGCTCCTCGTTTGGAACGTCTCTTCTTTAAATCAGGAATATGGACAAAGATATCCCGACATGTATGCTACCGTGATCCCGTATTGGGACGAGCGGTGCGGCGAATACTTTTATAATCGGGACGACTTGGTCGAAACCCTGCAGCGATTTTTATCGAAATTATATACGTACCGGCCGCGCGAATATGTGTTGGAGAACCTGTCCCCTGAAGTATGTGAAGAACGATTTATGAAATTGTTTGCCAAGACTGGAATGGCACCGGCGCGGAAGAACTGGTCGCTCAATCGTTAATAACCCTCCATTTGAACCCGTTATGTACGTTGCCATTCTCCGAGACTTTATAGAGGGTGGTTCTCGACAATTGGAATTTCTTGATGACCTCGGTAATCGATTTGTGCCGTTTAATTTCTTCGCCGGTGACCGGGTGGATTTGTGACACGGTGGTGCTGTTGGTTTTGGTATGTGGTTCAGGTAATTTATTGGTTGCGAGGTAGGTGTTTTTCATTTCTTCGGAACACTTGTCGAAGAAATTCCAGTAATGTCCAGAGGAGATGGAGCCCTGCTTGATGGCGCGTGAGATGGTGGTGAAACCTGCCAAATTGCGGGATTTGGCGGCGTCGCGTTGGGTGGGGAAGACTTCCAGGATCTTGGTCTTTTTGATGTCGATCATGGCAATAAATTCGATCGACTGGGTTCTCGATTCGACGGTGGGCTCCGGGATCGGGGGGTCGGTGAGATCTCTTTCGGCTAGGACCCAGCGGAATCCCTTGTAGACCCGGTTGTGCTTGGCGGCTTCGCGTAAGGCGCCTCCTGAGGAACTATGGAAATTCCGGACAAATGCAATGACGCTGTCGTAGGCCTGTATGAACTCGAGGGTTTCGGGGTCGTATTGGTATACCTTGGGAGAACGGGTGTTTTCGCGCGCCTTGACGAATAAATTGTCGGGGATCTCTTGGTCGTGATCGTATTGGTCTTCCTTTTCGTCGGTTACGGGTTCATCAAGTTTGATGGTATTCTCGAGACCCCGGTTGTTTTTCTGAATCTGTAATCTGATTTGCTCACATTGAATACGCATTTCTTCCAATTTTATTTCTAATTCAATATTAGCCCTTTCTGATTCATTATTAGCCCTTTCTAATTCATTATTAGCCCTTCGTTTTTCTTCGTTCGAATCTCTTTTCTCTTCCAATTCGATTAACTTATTAACGTCTTCTTTCGTGAATTGGGATACTTCTTTTTGCATTAACTTGATAATATTATCATATTGCTCTTCATTCACTAGGAATGTCTCCCTTGTATCAACTCCATCCTGCTTTGTAATCTTAAAATACAATGGTTTGAGTAATTCATGATTTCTTATCCATTTTTCGAATTTTGTATGACTTTCGCATTCAAAAATATTTAAAAGAAGCGGGGTCATCTTGTAGTTATACTCAATCCTTGAAAAACGCTCCTTAATGTTCTGAGTTGATCCAATCTTAATAACAATCTTGCCATCATGTTCGTCTCTCAGTTTACAGACATAGACCACATTCTTTGATTTGCAAAATTCCATGAGTGTATCGTGGGTTTTTTTCTTAGCATCATTCTGCTCCTGGCTTCGTATTAACTTCTTCTCTATTTCATGTTCTTCTTTCAGTTTGTATTCACCAGTTTTACGCAATTCTTTAATCACATTCACCATCCATTCTTGAAAAGGTTTGGCAATGGGTTTGATGGATCTTGAAATAATTTTATATAACCCCAGTTCAGTTAAGAAGAGAACCTTTTGAATTCCTCCCCGGGTAGAGACCGGATGTATAACCTTCTCTTTTGACGAATAATCGGCAAGACTATTTGATATATTTTTGATTCCTAATATCAAAGCAAGCTGATTCGCCTGGAAAAGGGGATCGTCAATGGTACCCTGAATATTGACGGTGTACTCCGTATCGTTGAGTGAGAACGCTTTTAGTATATCCATACTATAACCTATAAGGAGATATTATTTTTATAAATTGGACGCATATGATTTTCCTAAATATTTCTGAGTGGCATTTATTCATTCCAAAAAAAGGGATAAAGATACCCCGCTAATATATTCTATCTAAACGCGCGATGCCAGACGTGAAGCGCTCCATTAAATTTCAGAAAGAGCAACGAGAAATATATGTTAAATTGATAGATATATTGAACTACAATGGCGATAACACATTCACACTTGTCGATGTCGATTATAATGCGGAGTTGCAGCAAAGAATCATGGATTTGAAACCCGATGTGGCGAAATATTTTTCGGTGAAGTCTACACGATGGATGCAGCCAGATTGTGTGCGTCCTTATATGGGGATCATACGCCACGTATTAGGACAATTTGGTAAATATCTTATTTCGACTACGGGGTCAGGAACAATGCCGGACGGTTCAGTAAAGCGCACCACGAAATTCACGATTATGTGAATGGATATTCATTATAAAAACATTTAGGCATAATTTAT